TACCCTGGGATGACTTGGTATAAGCCTTATCAGCAGTGGAGGGTACGCATTAATAAAAACGGGAAGCAAGTAGCTTGCAAGTATTTTAAAGATAAGCAAGCCGCAATCGAATCTTGGGCACAATTAAGAGCAGAGCACGGGGTGTCAATATGAGTTACAGTAAAACAACAGTAGTCCGATTCAAAGGGCTAAATTCCACTATTGCCCCAGAAATAATTGACCCAGGGGAAGCACGCGATATTATGAATCTTAGGATGGAGAAAGTCGGGAAGTTAGTATCCCGCAACGGGATTATCTTTGGGCTCTTCACTGACCCGGATACTTCCTTTGCCGGTGCGAACCCTATTGCATTTCACCCTGACGATTACTACGAGCAGGACAAAGGCTTAATCGGTATTGGCGAAATGATACTCGAGGAGAAGTGGGACGCTATTGATACCGACCGCTTAATGGTTTACGTTATCCGCAGTGAGCCTAATGAGAACTTTGGAGTGAGTGGCTACAGCGGATTGGAAAGCACGCAGAGACATAAAGAAGCGTATCTCTTCGCACCTTTAGATGGACAATACAAGAACGTATTGCTGACAGACTACAATCCCAACACAGTGGTCGCTAACCACGCAGGGACTATCCGAGTTGCAGAGAGATGCGATAACCTTGCTCAGGATAACAATCAAGATAAGAACGTTACGGACTACAACAGCAACCCGGAATCTTGGAACATTAATACTCACCAGCTTTATGCACCGAATAGATGGCTGCCTTGCGTTGAGGACTCAGAAGATAATGCCGACCACTGGATAGACCAATTTGTAGATATGAATCAGTATCGGCATCGCCTTGTGATTTCTGACCGCATCAATAAAGATATGCTGTTAGAGGATTTCTTTTCAAGAAGAGCGAGAGATGAAGGCGCTTGCAGTATCGGCGATCACGGATTGCATTTGAGACCTAACTGCCTCGACCCGTTCGATATAGACATCGTTGGGCTGGACCCGAGATTTAGGGCAGAGGGCGTTGATGGTGCAGAGAAGCATGAAGAGAATAGCTATGAGCAGGGAGTTGAGCACGGGATGGCGCTGTATAAGTATGAGCTAAAGAAATCTTACACCAGCCCATCTACTCTCCCGAGAGAAGGCAGATATCAGGATGTTGCAGGGTTATCTGAAACGGTCAATAAAGTGGTCGATGATGCCATGAGGAGGGTTGTCACAGATACGACGACACATCCGTTTACTTTGTTGCAATATCAGCATTGGATGAATGGAGTTTTAGTCGGGTTTAATCCAGACGATGTTTCTACGCCGTTAGGTCCCGATAACTACGGACATTTCTTATCTCTTGTTTACTCAAAACCTCAGAGCTTTCTTGCCAGCAACGCAGATATTGTAGAAGAATATCCAGATTTAACAGCGAGCCTCCGTTTAGAGGAAGACAAGTACACAGACAATACTCAGTCCGATAAAAAGACAGATGGGGGAGTCGTTGAAATAGAGCAAGCGGCAAACGTTTATTCTTGGGATGATTATCGGTTGCAATATTATCCTTCTTCGGGAATCACGGAAGCAGAGATTTATCTTTGGTATTTACGAGATTTAGATAAAACTTTTAATAAATTAACTTCGACCATTCCGAGGATTGTGAAGTTAACCCCTAAAACCGGCTTGTCGAAAGAAGTGCCCGTAGGCGTATGGAAATATCGCTTTGCATGGGATTATGGGAATAACATTTATTCTGCTCCGAGTGCATCTTTATTATGTCCGGATATTCTGTGGAGCGCAATCCAAGACACTTATTTATCGCAAAGCACATCTGGATTAAATATCCAAAGGGACATAGACCTTGCGACCTATCAAAGACCGAGAGGGCTAAAAGATTCTCGAAATGGATTCTCTTCGCTCTCCGCTCTCAACGCAGAATGGAATTTTGCCCCAGCTATCCGCCCAGTAAATGGGTTATATAGTCATAGTCTCTTGCAGAATCCTGCCTTTTTAGAGAATGGGCTCTTGACCCCAGTAGGGAAAATGTTTCTGCAACTAAAGAAGAAATTATTTAATGCTCCATACAAATATGGTTGTAATCTTTGGGATGCGAATTGGCTACAAAACGTGCAGCAATTAAGCGATGCAGATTACAATGACTATATCTCGCCTTTTGCTCGCATCCTTCTACATGCTCAAGATAAGGTAATAGATGTAGTCGGGCAAGTATGGGAGGGATTGGGCGCCGCATCTCCCGATGGATTTGTGCACAAAGACGGCGTAGATATACTGGCAGACCCCGCCTTAAAGGGCTTGTTGGAGTACAACGTATTCACTCGCAAGTATGCAGACCCACATATACGCTACGAGACTGTCGTTTCGGACGAATGGGTCAAGTTATTCAAGGGGATAAAATATTTTGGGGATGCTGGAGGAATCAAAATTCCATTATTTGCAATAGAATCTCAGCCTTTGACCTACAATTCAATTTTTGACAGCCAAGGGAGATTGAGAACAAACTATCCCCGCCTTTCTTATTTAGATGGGAACACCCCTTATGATTATCGGCATACTCTAATTTTCCCATCGTATAACGAAGGAGTGGGGCGGAACCATAGGCGAGCTCCCATTCAATGGGAGGAGCTTTATACGACATATCCGCAAAACGTCTTATATGATTTTTGGTCAGATAGCCTTGACCCTTTGACTACTGGTCCAAGCAATATCGCTCGGGAGTGGGTTCGATTGCCGAATACAATCGATTATCCCTACTCCCAAACTCGTCACTCATTCCGCAGGACGTTAGTCCCCGGATATTTAGGAGCTATTTTCCATCGCGCGTGCGGAGGCTCGACTGCGGATTTATATTATAATCTTGTATTGAGCAATCGAGACACTAACAATCGAGAAGATATTGACCTTGCCAATAAAATTCATACCCAAGTATATGGACTTGCAGACCATGCCGATACATGGGATTCCCATTATCTCCCCGATATACCTCCCGACGTTATTGACAGATTGGTGCTAACCGGTAAATTCGAATTACCAGTTATGACGAGTCAAGAACCTTATTGGTGCGATAGCGAATACATGGCGTATAAAATAGAGGGGACATATTCAGCCCCTGATGAGGTGAGCGGCCAATTCGAGTATCGCTCTAAATACGCGCACGACGATTGGCGGACGAAGGTTGGGCACGATAAGATATTGGGGTATCCTTCAAAACTCGTGGGAGTGTCGCCGGGTAGCGCGGATTATGCAGATGGTAAATTGTTGGACGATCCCCTGTTGGTCGCGAACAGTCTTGCCCCGAGAGGGACATCCATCACGCATTGGCCTCTTGATTATTTATCGTTAATTGATGCCGAAGAAGGAATAGAAGAAGCGTGGGGTTATTATGAAATGGATGGGCTTACAACTAGCCATGAACAGTTCCCATTCCATGCGTTAAGCTCGCAACCTACGGGGCTTACAAATGTGAATTATGCTTACTCTGATTTCAATAATCTAGAGATTAAAATTTATCTCGATGGCGAACGCTTTATTGGCTTAGAGCAACTCTCATCTTACTTCCCGTCATCTCTACTTTTCCAGGCACCGAGAATGGGGATTCAGATACCCAACGAATACATCCCAACCAATGCAAAACGATTGCTTGTCTTTAGAACAAAGTGCAGCCACGCAAACGATTGGCAGCCTAATGAATACGGCTTAATAGATACAGTAGAAATTCGCAGAGTAACAAGTGATGAATATGCAGATAACAATAAGCAGTACACAGATAACAACGGCAACTTGATTCCCGTTCGCGATGTAGTATCTGAAATGATTAACGGGACAATAACACACCCATCAGAAAACGACAAGAGTTTTTACCACGGGATATATTACTTCGACCGCATCAGAGATGAGAACATTGACTGGAGCAAGAAGCCGTCTGAATATGAAGGCATGAGAACTCCTATCGCATCTGCATTTAATATTGCATTAAATGAGAGGATGTATTACCTTAACTTCCGCGAGACTTATCAGCCGATAGCACCAAGGCGGAATGAATATCTATGGCTTGCACCGAACCAGAGCTTAGTGCCATGGCATTTAATGAGCGCATTCCTGCGGATATATCAATTAACAGCTGCAATGCTCGCAGACGGCAAGAAAGGGCTACCATTCGGGGATTATAAATATCGCTACGTTTATGAAGATGAGGCGAGTATATTATCGCCATACAAGGAAGTGCCGTTTATCGGACCATTGACAATCGGCGCGACTTCAATTCGCGACTATGTAGCCAATGCAGACACTCGCTTGAACACAGGCGTAGTTGTCTTTTATCTGATGCCTCACAGCTTTGACACTTATATTAAGCACGTAAAGATATACCGCTCTTCCAATAGTGGGACTTATTATTACATAGGCAAAACAGACGAAGGCGATGAAGGAATCTTCGTTGACGATGGATTGCCCGATGGCGTTGCTATGCCCTGCACCGAACCTGATGTCGAGAACTACGAATCAGGATTACGCTGGTCAGAACCATTCCGTCCCGATTGGATTAAGATGGAATCGTTTGCTGAGTATCGCAGTGGCGATGGTAAGCAGGCTACGGGCATTGAATCTCTCTACGGCAACTTAGTCATCTTCAAAGAAACTTCAATGCACAGAGTTGCGGTGCAAGCGGTCAATCCTCCTATATCAAGGACAGATGAAATCTCCGCAGAGATAGGATGCATCGCGCCGAACACGCTAATAAATATCAGCAATACATTATACTTCTTATCGTGGAAAGGTTTAATGAGTTACGACAACAACGTACTCAATAAGGTTGACGGACCATTCGATGAGGAGCTGCAATACGTATTAACGAACACAGACCCATTAGATATACGAGATGCAAGTTGCGCATACAATCCGACTTACAACGAGCTGTATCTTAATATCCCAATGTTGCCGACAAGGTATCACGATTCAGACGTTGAGACCTGGGTAAACCACGACCCGGATATCCAGCGCGATTACGGTCAGGGATATATGTATGAAGAGAATCAGACCTTCAATATGGGCGCGCCATTAAGCACTGCAACTCACACGCAATTTATGCGGATGTTGCTTGGACATATCTACGTAGTAAACTTGGACAAAGGCTATGCAACTAAGTTTGCATACACTGCATCTACAGAAGAAATGTACTCGCTCACAGGGCAGGCTTTGGCTCATAATTGGTTAAAGAAAACTATATCGCCATTGCAATTAATACGCAAATACTATACTAATAGTTACGGCGAATTAAGAAGCGGAGATATTTTGCCTAATGGTTATGGCGGACAGAGAGCTGATTACACGTTTACAGATTGCGTCATCGTTCCAAGGGAGGGATGTTCTGGCAGAGTATTATCGGCTACGATTACCGCGCAAGATGGTAGATATAGAATGCACGTTGTTATTGCGAGTTCGCCATTGCCATCGCACGAAATCCAACAGGATGGCGTTACAATTTATAGAAATTATGGTGGGATAAATATTAACACTTGCAACTTCGTTAAGAGTGGGAATAGCGACCTATATTTCGATATAGATATCCCCAATGGAGATAGTGTAATATCTGTCTTTAGTCTTCTTTGGGAGTGCGTCACAGATATCCTCTTCACTGGCACGAGCGAGGTGGCAGATAACTCGCGTTGTTGGGCTGGCATTTATATTGAAACACCTTACTTAATGCAGTGGGAATCTAAGGAAGTATCCTTATGGGATATTGACGATGTCTTGGATTCGAGAGCAGCTTTACGTGGCACTTTGAATTTGCAGTATTCGTTCCCGCAGTCATTAAAGGTGCCGGTGCATAGCGTATTCAAAAGCAAGTTCTTTACAGGCGAGGATGAATCTTTAATCAAGAGAATCCGCAAAGTTGTAATGAATGTCTTTACAAGAGGAACGCTCCACGCTTTCGGGACAACTATATCGAAAGAAGGATTGCAGGCTAACTTGCATCAGCAGACAAACAACCCTGCGTGGGCAGATAACCGCATTGACAACGAACAGTATCAGCAGATATTGGGGATGAATACCTTTAAGTATAATCCAAGCATTAGGTTCAATCAATGCACAAAGCTCGACCCTGCAACAGGAATCGCCGTACCTTGGATTGCTATTCCGATAGTGATGACAAACTACCAAGGGACAGGCAGCAACATTCTATCCTTTGTCCCAACGGTTCCTGATGGTGGCGTTTGGACTGACAGGGAATTAGGAGATGGCTATAATTACGCAGATGATTTTGTAGGCAAGCCGGTTAGGTTTAGCTTAGAAATAGATTGTTTTTTCAGAACGCAGTTAAATGAAATCGCGTTGCATTGGAGACCGATTCATTCATATTTATCATAGGTGCAGAATGAGACCAGAGTATCAAGTTGACACAATGTATATTAATCAGGGCGATGATTATGAGTTCTACATCACGCCTTCATACAGCATAGCAAGCTACGCCTTTTCCGGTGCTATTGCGAGTGTAAGTGCGCCTACTGTTGTAGTGACAAACTGGGGCATCACTAAAGACTTAGCAAACAATAGGGTGTATTTTAAACTATTAGATAATCAAACCTCTGCATTAGCAGTAGGACAGTATATATACGATGTTAAAGAAACTAACAACGCAGCCGACCCGCCCTTTGATAACCATCCGCTATGGGGCTACATTATGATTGAAAGCACCATAACATGAGCCAGTACGCAATAACATATAACCTCAATCAGATTGGCGTATCGCAACCTATTACTCAGGTGATACAAGTTGCAAGCAATGCCCATCCGGTTGCAGGGATAAGCGGGTTCAGCGGGTTCTCTGGGATAGGCTTGTCAGGATTTTCGGGCTTTAGCGGAATGCCCGGAGCATTTACTGCATCAGGTTTCTCAGGATTTTCAGGTTTCTCCGGCAGTGGAGTATCAGGATTTTCAGGTTTCTCCGGCTGTCACCACTCTTGCATGACAAGCGGATAGATTTAATCCATTCAGCGTGCTTGGAATCGCACATCTCGCTGCATCCCCAGCTAAGATATTATCCCCAGCCGCGACCATATAAACCATAAACGATTTAAGCGTAGATGTTCCACTGTAGCCAGAGTACCCAGATGTGCCTATGCCAGAATATCCCGAGAATCCACTTAGTCCTGCGCCGCTATAGCCACTAATCCCACTGCCAGAGTAGCCGCTAAAGCCAGAAGTTCCTATGCCACTAAAGCCACTGAATCCAGAAATACCGCTTCCGCTGTAACCGCTGAATCCGGAAACTCCACTTCCCGAAAAGCCGGAAACCCCTGAGCCAGAATAACCTGAAAATCCGGATATACCCGAGCCACTGAATCCTGATACACCCGAACCCGAGTAACCGCTGAACCCGCTTGTGCCTATTCCACTAAAACCCGATATACCTGAACCTGAAAAGCCCGAATAGCCACTTGCCCCATCAACGCCGATACTTCCATCAGTACCGCTAAACCCAGAGAAGCCACTAAGCCCTAAGCCCGAGTATCCGCTGAAACCTGATATTCCAGAACCGCTATAGCCCGAAACACCACTACCGCTGAAGCCGCTTGTCCCACTAAAGCCAGAGAATCCGGATGCGCTGTCTCCCGAGAATCCGGAAAAGCCAGATGTGCCATCTTGTCCCGAGTATCCACTTAATCCCAGACCCGAGAATCCAGAGAATCCAGAGAATCCGCTTGTCCCATCGGCGCCTGCTCCTCCATCTTGTCCGCTGAAACCTGAGAATCCACTTGTTCCGACTCCACTGAATCCACTAAAGCC